GCCGCCAAGCAACTGCGTAAGTTGGACAAGCAGGTGCAAGGACCGATCCGCGATGCGGTGACGAAGCTGGCCGATATGCCGAACTGCCAGAACGTCAAGGCGCTGACGAACCACTCAAGCGGATATCGTCTCAGAGTCGGAAATTACAGGGTGTTGTTCGATTGGGACGGGCAAATCAAGATCGTCGAAATCAACGAAGTGAGCAAGCGAGATGAACGCACCTACTAACATTCAAGTGATCAACGGGCCGGACGGGAAGCCGGCCTTTGTCGTCATTCCGTATGACGAGTACCGAAAAACCCTCACTGCCGAACGCGGCACCATTCCTCACGAGGTGGTGAGCGCGACGGTGGACGGCGCCACGCCGGTGCGCGCCTGGCGCGAATACCTCAAGCTGACGCAAACCGAGATGGCCCAGCGCTTGGGCATCTCGCAGCCGTCCTATGCAAAGCAGGAATACAGTGAGTCGCTGCGCCGGTCGACCATCGAAAAAATTGCGGCCGCACTAGGCATTACTGTCGAGCAGCTGGACTTTTGAAGGTCGCGCCGAAAGTGCGCCGGCTCGGCGGGAGAGCGCGGCAGCTCTAGCTGATTCCTGCAAGCCCGATGCTTTCGCAGAGCGGGAACTCGTTGTGGCGGTCGGCGCTGATTTCCGACTACGGGGTATGCGTGACGCACCCCGTACCTCTTTGCACTCAAGGCCGGCCGAGCATACCGGCTTTAACGTCACTTTCGCGGGTAAGCGCCCCGCTTACGCCACACATCGACGCACTGCCTCTCAAGTCCCATACGGGCACGGCGAGGCAATGAACGTCGATGTGTGGCGGCTCGTTTCGTGAACCATCCGGCCTACGCGTCCGCAGGCGCCCACGAGGGATGAATGCAGCCAATTCTGCACCGTTACCCACACGGCTAGCGACTGGTGCAGAAGCCTTACAGAACGGACTGCACCCGAACTGAACGCCATCAATCGCTATGCGTGTGGCCGCTGGTTGAGCCGGCGAAGCTATCGGTTAGTTGCTGAACCACCCGTGAAACATAAATCTCGCCAGCGCCTCGCGCAGCATCTCCTGCGTGGCGTCGACCATCAGCGAGACAAACCAGATGAGCGCGATCAGCAGGCAAACAACGACGAATACCGCATCGGTGCCGCTCGGCTCCGGCTCCTTCTGCATATCTGGCTCGCTGATGTATGGAATGGGTGGCTGGTTGCGCACCAGTCGGGCGCCGACGCTCCGCATCAGGCAGCGTTTTTGCAACTCAACAGGAAGGTGATCAGCGGGGCCGAGCCACTGTGCGTCGGATTGAGGCCAGCCAAGGCGATCTGCCAAGCGGGCCGTAAACGAAAAACCCGCCTGATGTGGCGGGTTTCGTTCGCTAGAGCGCAATATTGACTGCTAGCACGACTATCCTAATTGAAATATCGTCGCGTGGCAACATTTTTTATCAGTCGAGGCGTCAATTCTTTTTCGGCTGCCGCAAAAGTGTCTGGCAATGAGACATCGGGGTAGCGCCAAACTGATGCGACCCCAAAAACCCTCTTTACAGCCCAGCGCTGATGCTCGGTAAGTACTACTCGATCGTGAACCAGAGCATCGACCGCTTCGCCGCACGACATGAACTCTTTGACATCTTGCGGGTGCGAAAGACCTGCCGAACGACGGATATCATCCTTGAGGGTCATCCAACGCGCCCAAGTCTTCATCACGGCGATGAATGGGGAATCGGCGTCGGGCGCTTGTTCTACGACGATTTTTTCGGCGGCGGTCATTCGGACTCCGTAGGTGCTGTGGTGGTTGACTGGGTTGCGACACTGAGGAACGTGATGCGGTACTTGCCGTACTTGTCTCGATGCTCTTTCGCGCAGTAGCGACGCATAGCCGATTCATGCAATTCGCCCGGCAGCATGTCGATACCCGTGCCGACAAGACCGCCCTTCCACGATCCCTTCTGGGTGCCAACCTCGGCACTGAATTCGATCTTCAATGAGCGGCGAATCTTCGGGGCGCGGAACCAGCTGAGCCACCGGAACCAGCCTTCACCGAATCGCCATTCGCGTTCGTCGATGACCGTACGTGCTGTGACCTCTGTGCCGTCGTAGTCGCGAATCAGAAACGAGGCGGCCGGACATGCTTTCTCAGCCTCGTACAGATCCGAGAACGCTTTCATGCCGCGAATGCCCTTCTTCTTGTGCTGCTCCCAGAACATCTTGCCGTCGCGGTCGTACAGCGAGTAACGGACGTAGCGCCATTGCCTCCACGGCAGGAACCAACCGTGCCGCCTGGTCGTGAGGCTACTGTCGGTTTGCCGGCCGTAGTAGACCGACAGATGTCCGTGGCAGAGGCAAAACCCGAATTCGCGCGGCGAGATTTCGTAATACCAGTCGCGGCCCATCCTGGCGATATCTTCGGCACTCCAGTACTTTGCGTCGCACTTGACCTTGTGCGGCTGAAGGATCGCTGGAAGCCACACGCGCGCCACCCATCCGAAGGCGTTCACAGTGAATGAATTGCGCGACTCTTCGTCGTCGCCGCTACGGAACACGGCGCGAAACGCCGCCCAGTCGGAGCGCCCGTAGGTAATCGGGCCGAAACGACGGTCTTGGTCAGTCAATCTACTCACATTGCCTCCTTGGTGTTATTCGATACGCGCTTCCAGAAATCTGCGAGACAGGCCACCTCTTCCACGAACAGCACTGCTGACGTCTTACCGTCACGCTGAACCTCGACGGAGCCATCCGACCACAGGCCGCAGCGGATGACCGGCGCCGGGTTGCGAGCGGGCGCGCTGCCGATCTCGACCTGGCTGTTCACCATGTCGGCGAACGCGGCGAAATCGAGTTTGTCCACGGGCTTGACGCGTGATGTGCGCTGCGGTTCGAGCGAGACCACGTTGTCGACGGGCTGCGGCGGGACGAATGTCGGGATGGCGTATTGCGGCGCCTGCGTCTCCGTGACCGCTGGACCAACACCGGGCGCCCAACGCTTCCCGTCCTTGATCAGCCGGCCATCGGCAAGCGCGTCGGCGAGATGATGCGATACCAGTTCGTCCTGCTCCAGTTCCATCACCATGTGCAGCTCGGAGGACGTCGCCATGCCGCGCGTGTGCACGAACGCGATTGCGCGGTCGACTCGCGGCAAGCCCGGCGTGATGTCTCTCTCGACCTCCGCCTGCATGGCAAGCCGGGTTGCGTTCTCTTCGTTCATGTTGTCTCCTTCAGTGTGCGCAGCTTGGCGGCTGCTGTGATTGCGACGCCGAGCGCCGGCCATGCGTGGCTGGACACGCCGTATAGCGGGCCCGGTTGCGATTTCGTGCCGATCTGCGGCGTCTTGCCGCCTCCTGAGCGCGGGAACAGGTCGAGCAGAGCTTGGCGGATGTTGGAATCCTTGGCTTTCGTCGTGCCGCAAAGGTGCAGCTTCACGTCCTTGCGATAGACCAGTTCGACGGCTTCTGGCGAGTGCCACGCCTGCTGGAATCGTCCGATCCAGACGCAGGTTTCGAACACTTCGCGTCCGACGGCCATGCCGTACGAGGCGATCATTTCGATGCAAAGTCGATCAGCCGTGCACATCTGGATCAGATCAAGCATCGCGGCATTAGTGGCTACCCCAGATTCACAGACGATCGCACCGTCGTAGAAAACCCAGCCAGTCTGCGTTGGGCCGGGGTCCAGAGCAAGAATCGTCATTGTCCGCCCTCCTGCTTCTGCCGCTGCGTCTCGACGTACTGCCGGCGCTTTGCCAGATTTGCCCGATCGAGACGGAAGCTCACGCACGTTTCGCAATCCCACCCCACGTGCACGGATAGGTGGCCGTGATCGTGGCGCGCGAGGCAGCGGCCCATGCCGATGGCGGCGGACTCCGGGGCGGCCTGTTTGACCGAGTACTCGTTGCAGAGAGCGCAAATATGGCCTAGCAAAGATTCTCGAGTCATGGTGCGGCCTTCGACAGTGAGGTTCCCGCGAGAAGCTCTGGCGGAATGAATTCGCCGTGTAAGCGACGCGCGGCATCAAGGTATGCTGCATGAGCCTCTTCCGCCGTTTCGTAGTATCCGATGATGACCGTCTTATAATCGACGCTGATATTTGCCACCCACTTGCGCACCTCTCGATTCCAGTACGTTCCGCGTAACCCGGATCGATTCTTAAACACCCGATTCACAATGTTTTGCTTTGCCGTGCACTCGCGCAGGTTCTCGATTCTGTTGTCGGTCTTGTCCCGATTGATGTGGTCGATCATTTCTTTCGGCCATGTGCCGTAGACGTAGAGCCAGGCAAGGCGATGACCCAAGTACTGCCGTCCATCCAGGGCAATCATGCGATACCCATTAACCGTGATGGCTCCGGCTACAGTTCCGATTTGCCTCTTTCTACGCACCTTCTTCCATCGAAGCTCGCCAGTAAGTGGGTCATAGTTCAGCAGCTCGTGGAGCCGCGCCTGAGTTATGAGTTGAGACATAGTTCACCTTTTCGCGCACATGGCGCAGATGTCGCGATCGCTGGTCATGGTTGGCACTCCATTACACATTCGATGAAGACCTGGGCGACTTGCGGGACGATCGCATTGCGGGCGGCATCAGTTGCCTCCACGCAGCGGGGAATCCCATCACCCATAGCTCGAAACCCGGCGAGTGCACTTTGCCAATCTCGGTCCCACGGAATGGGTTGCTCGACCCGCCCCATTCGTCCAAGCGGCCGGCTACGTGGTTCTTCCCGTGATTGCTTGTTCCGCTTGGAGTGGGCAACCCAGTAAAGGCGTTGTCGGATGTGATCCGCCCCGACGCCCGCAGCGCACAGATCAGCCGCCCCGATGGCGTAGCCCGATGCTTCCAAGTCAGCTTGAACTTGGTCGAGCCAGACGAGCCCATCCGGGCTTGCAACTTGCTCCCCAAGGACCGTTGTAGGCTTACGCTCGCTGATGAGGTGGTGGAATGCCGGCCAGAGGTGCCGCTCGTCAGCAAACCCAACTCCCTTGCCTGCCGAGCTGAAAGGTTGGCAAGGGCAGGAACCGGTCCAAACAAGTCGACCATCTGGCCATCCAGCGAGCCGAAGCGCGAGCGGCCATCCACCGATGCCGGCGAAGAAGTGGCACTGGGTGAAGTCCTGCAGGTCGGCGGGGTGTACATCCTCAATACTCCTTGTGTCGACCTCCCCCGGCGCGATGTGACCAGCGGCGATCAGATTGCGCAGCCATGCGGCCGCGTACTCGTCGATCTCGTTGTAGTAGGCCGTCACGCCGCCTCCTTCATGCGATGCACACACCCCGAGCACTGCGGATCGCTGGCGTGCTGCTTGGTGTACTGGCACTCGGTCGACATCGCGTACGGAGCGATGATCCAGCGCGCAAGGCGAACCGTGGCGGCGTGCGCCGGGTCGTATGTCCCGAAATAGCCGTCTTGCACTTGTAGCGGCGCGCCGGCCACCGGGCGGGGTTTGTTGTTGCACCCGTACAGGCTCATGCTCTGGCCTCCTGCAAACCGAACAGGACTTCGAACGGGCTAGCGACGTATCGAGGCTGCTGGCAACTCGGCCGACCCTTTTTGCGCCAGTAGTCTCGCATCACCTCGGTTTGAGTCTTTGGCTTCGGCTTCCGCTTGTTGCGCCCCTTGCCGATGCGATAAACGGCCCAGCGATGTCCATTCGATTTAGGCGGGCGCCAGTCGCAGATATGGATTTCCTGCTCCGACTTGAGGTAGTCCAGGTATCGCCCGACGTTGCGTGGATCGCTCATGCATAGGCGCTGAGTGATCTGCAATTGGTCGAGGTCTTGCTCGATCAGCATGTCAAGGATCCGTTCGATCCGGTATGCACTTCTGGAATCGGTTGGTGTCATCGTCCAGCCCTCATTGAGCCATCATTGCTTGTGCGCGGGCATACGCCTTACTCAGCACACCCACCTCGATCATCGGCAGCGATCGCACGTACCACGCCAGCGCAGAGCGGATCGCCTGATACTCCGTCGTAGTCAGGTCGAGCAGCTTCGTTTCACGCAGCCCGGCCTTCACGAGGAGGTTGTAGGCGCTGTGCACGATGTCGTAGAAGCGCCTGGACTGCGTCTGCACCGCGATGCTGGCCGCGGCAAGCAAGGTGGTAGCCAACGAGTTGTAGCCGGCGTGCGGGCAGGCGCCGCGCTTGGCTGCGTCGAGGTAGATCAAGGTCGGCAGCGCAAGTTCGTCGGCGTCTTCCTGCCCCACTCTTTGCTTTCCGGCCAGTCGAGCGATTGGGACGATGACGTTGCGGCTGGTGATGCCTGGGCTCTTGGTGCTCATGCCCGCTCCCTCACCTGATCTCGCAACGATTGCCTGATGGCCCGATCCAGCTTCACGTCCATCGGCATCCATCCGACTGACTCCCATCGGACGACCTCGTCGATGGCGCGGCGCGGTGGACGCTTGGGAAACAGTTCGTGCGGCTCAGCGAAAAACACAGCCCCATCTATGGCTGCCACCACGTAGCAGTAAAGCGGGCCAGTCAACGACTCTCGCCATGCCAGTCCGCCGATGACCCTCACGTCCGTCCTGTCGTAGGCGAGCAGGCCGCGCTCCTGCGATGGAGTGTTTGCCACGTCAACGCGTAGGACAGCGACATCGCCAGCCTTGAATTGTTTGCTCATGCTGCGCTCCATGCGATCTGCGCGGCCCGCCGCTTGTCCGATTCAGTCGCGTCGACCGGAAGGCGCACGACGACCGAGCGCGGCGTGTACGGGAACGTGATGAACTGGCGGCTGGTGAGGCGCTCGCCGTTCGGCTTTTCAAAGATGATGGCCTCGCTGTCGTATGCCTGCCCGTCACCCCCCTTGAACACGTGCGAGCAGCGCTTGTTCAGCCACAGCGGGCGGCCAGAGAGTTCGGTGACATCGTCCCATTCGCTGTCGGCGCCAGTCAGTGGGACTATCGGCGTGAAGCGCGCGAGCGTGTCGAACAGTTGCAAAGCGGTCGATGCATCCGTGCCGCGCTGGCCCTGCAGCGAATACACGCGCACCATGTCCAGAACGCCCTGCGCCGTGTGGCCCTTCATCTCGTCATCGCAGTAGCCGGCGGCGCGCAGTTCGCGCTCCGCGTAGGCTTCGAGGTTGCTGTCGAAGTCGCACAAGATGCGAAAGGCCAGGCTGGCGCGCTGCTTCAGTTCTCGGAAGAGGTTCATCGAGGTCATGGCATCACCTTCCCGCGACGCACATCGGCTTCCTTGCGGAGGCAGAAGCGCTCCCATTCCTGGGCTGGCTCACGGTCGTCAGGATGCGTTTGCGAGCGAAGCCAATGCGCCTCAGCCAGGTCGGCGCCGCAGTATGTGCAGCAACCGTCGTCATCTATGTCGTGACGAATGCGTTGTTCCTTCATCAGAATCCCCTTGTCGTTGTTGTTGCCCGGCGGTCGGGCGGCGGTCAGGCGGCGGTTACACGCTCCCACGTCTTACCGTTGAAGCGGATCACGCCCTTCTTGCGCAGGGCCTGCAGGCGGCGGTCGATAACCCGAAAGATCGGGCACGAGGTGTATCGCGTGAGCGGCTCAGCTAACTTGCGCAGTCCGCTCGCTTCGCCGTCGAGCTTGCTCATCGTGTTGCGGCCGGCGATGATGTTGCGCACCAGCGCCTTGTCGAATTCGGCGTAGTCAGGATTTGCCATGTTTTCCCCTTGTCGTTGTTATGCGCTAGCGTGCGAATCGCTTGTGGTATCGATGCTTCTTGCGGGGATCCGGACGGACGATCCGCGCAGGTAGACGATCAGCGGCGCGTACCTCGGCGCGAGTTCTTCGGCCCTGAACGATCCGCCGCTGTCGATTTCCTTCTGGATGGCCCGCACCAGGTCGGCCGGCGTGTTGCCCTCGACCTGCTTGGCCGTGACCTTGCTCTTGCCCTGCAGCCGCGCGGCTTGCCGGGCCTCCTTGAGCGCGGAGCCGGCCGCTTCTCCTTTTTCCTTGACGACCTTCACGGCGACGGTCTTGGATACCTCGCCCGCCTTCACCATCTGGTGCACGTCGTGGTTTGCGCCAGCCAGGATCAGCGCTTGCTGCACGGTCGACACCGAGCACAACATACCGTCAGCGATCTGCTGCACGGACTGGCCGAAGCCTTCATGCGCGCGCTGCACCAGTTCGGCGAACTGCAACGCCTTCATCTTCTTGTGCTTGTTGCTGGTGCCGATGCGGTAGAGGCGCTGCAGGTCGTTGCCGCTGAACTGGCGCACGGAAATCAGCATCCGACCCTTGTCGTCGGGCTTGAAGTGGCCGGAGGCGATGGCGCGCCCGATCTGCTTGTGCCGGCGGTGGCCGTCCACGATCCACACGCCGCCGCCTTCGCGCGGACGCACTTCCAACTGCGGCAAAGCCAAAACGCCGTGCTTGATGATGAACTGGTACAGTTCCTCGTCGTCAGCCTCGTCCTCTTCGTTCCGGTCGCCGGGGTTGAAGCCTGGTTCGACGTGGATGTTGGCGTACTCGATTTTCTCGGCGTCCGCGCGCACCAGCTCGCCATCGAGTCGCATCTGTTTGAATGATTTCATGCAGTCTCCCTGGTTGGATGCGAATTACCAGTCGCTGCCGGTCGACGACGAGCCGCTGTCGTAGCTGCTCGAGCACGAATGGTCATGGCTGCTGTGGCTGTGCGATGGGTAATCGCTGCTCGAGTGCGACGAATGGCCGCTCGATGTGTCACAGTGGCTATGCGACGAGTGGCGCGGCTCGTCAGCCGTCGCCGGCCAGATGCTGACCTGGTTGATCGGGTTCAGCGGCGACAGATGGTTGATCGGGCTGAGCGGGTCGGTGTAGGCGTCGCTCGGGCTAGGGGCCACACTCAGCGATGCCTTGCGCGGCGCTGCTTCGGCGCGGAAGATTTGCGCCTTGCTGATGGCCTCCGCAGCTGCGCGCTGGCGTTTATTCGCTGCCTCGATGCTTGCCTTGACGCGGTCCATACGCTCGGCGTGTTCCGCGCGCTCCTTCGCCTCCCTGGCTGCGCGGCGTTTTGCAAAAATGTCGAAAGGCCACATGTTTTACTCCCTTGTTTTGGTGATGCGGTTAGCGCTCGTGCGCGATGGTCTAGTGCTTCGTGTCACAGAAATTTCGAAAGCCCGTTGCCCGGCTTGCGCCTGTCCTCCGGCGCCCTCTGCACCCACCTGGCGCAGTTCTCGAATCGCGTGTATTCGCCCAGGTACGTCAGAGCGATAGTCCCCGGTTCGCCTTGGCGCACCTTCGGGAAGTTGACTTCGCAAAGCCCCTTGTCGAGTGAATCCGGGTTGTATCGTTCGTCCCGGTACGGGAACATGATTACGTCGGCGTCTTGCTCGATTGCGCCGGAGTCGCGAAGGTCTGACATCAGCGGGCGTTTGTTCGGGCGTTCTTCGACCTTTCTGTTCAACTGCGACAGAAGGAAAATCCCGATCTCGAGTTCCATCGCCAGTGACTTCAGGCCGCGCGTAATGCCTTCGATCTGCGTGTTGCGGTTGTCGCCCTCGCCCTCCATGAGCTGCAGGTAGTCGATCATGAGGATGTCCAGGCCGCGCTTGCGCTTGATGCCTTTGGCCTTCATGCGCACGTCCAGCAGCCTCATGCCGCCCTGATGGTGCAGGTACAACTTGAGTTCATTGATGCGGATAGTCGCGTGCGTCAGGTTCGCCCAGTCCTGGTCTTCCATCCGCCGCGGTTCCATGATGCGATCCAGCGGGACCCGACCAATGGACGCCAGATTGCGGTCGTGAAGCTCCGAGCGCCGCATCTCCATCGACAAAAACAGAACCGAGTAGTCGACAGCCATGTTGGTCGCGATGTTCATCGCCAATGCGGTCTTACCCATCGACGGACGGCCCGCCAGGACGATCAGGTTCCCGCCCCTCACGCCGCCATTCAGTTTCTTGTCGATGTCGTCAAAGCCGGTGGGCATGGCCTTCGTGCCACCCTCGTACCGGCTCTCGATCTCTGTGATGTGAGCGACCATATCGTCGCCGGCGCGCACCGGCTCGTCCGAGACGCGGGACTCGGCCAACTTCTCCAGGCGGGAACCTGCGGAGTCGAGGAGTTGAACCGCGTCCGCTGGCGAATTCGCCGCCTCCTCCGCGATATCCTTCCCGAGCGACATCAATCCACGCTTAACGGCCTTGTCGCGTACGATCGCGGCGTAGCGCGCAATGCCGGCCGAAGACGGCGTGTTCTGCGCCATCTGGTTCAGGTACTTGCCGGGCTCGCTGATCTTGCCGTCGAGTGCGACCATCAGCGAGATAACGTCGCAGGAGCGGCCAGCGTTCAGTTGCTTGATCAGCTCGGCAAAGATGATCTGGTGGTCGCCGAGATAGAAGTGCTCGGCGCGCAGGTCGCCCATACGATCGATGGCGTCGTTGTCGATCAGGATCGCGCCGATAACGCTTTGCTCGGCCTCGATGCTGTGCGGTGGGGGCTTGATGTCACTCATGATGCCTCCGCGAAGAGATCAACTTGCGCCTCGCGCTGAGCCTCGCGGCAATTGCGCACAGCCAGATCGAAGTACGAGCGCTTGAGTTCCGATCCAGCCGCACGACGCCCCATCTGCAGTGCCACGTATGCCTCGCTGCCAATGCCGAGGAACGGCGTGAATACGAGGTCGTTCGGATTGGTCCACAGATCGATGGCGCGCTCGATGACGTCCAGCTGGAGCGGCGAGATATGACGTTCATCGTCTTCGTCGCGGGCGCTCATGTATTGCAGGGTGCGCGACTGCTTGATGTCCATCCAGACAGGGCTCGCGTACTGCTGCCATTTGTCGACGTGGAAATCGGCCTCGGTATGCGTCACCGGGTCAGGGTTATCCCCCGGCTTACGTACGACGACGAGGTAATCCGCGATGCCTTGACGGCTCATGGCCGAATCTTTTTTCAGTTGCTTGTACAGAAGCCCGAGCGCCTTCGTGCGCTGCATAGCGACTACCGGATCCTTCCAGATGCAGACCTCGCTGTGGTAGATGAATCCAGCGCTCTGGTGCGAGCGGATGATCTCACCGCGGAAGTCCTTGATGCCGATAAAACCGTCGCGCGCCTTCGAAGTCGGCAGGTTCATGCAGTGGATCGCGATCAGGCGGCCCGGCTTCAGGGCTCGGTACATTTCCGCGATCAGGTAGCGGTAGTGCTGCCAGAAATCCTCGCTGCTGGCGCTGTTTCCCATGTCGCGTTCGCTGTTGGAGAACACGTACAGGCTTTCGAATGGTGGCGAGTACACGGAAAAATCCAGGCTGTTGTCGGGCATGGCGCGAACGACGTCAACACAGTCCGCGTTGTACAGGGCAAAGCGATCCGTCACTTCCTCGTTCAGGACGTTCATGTCTTAAATCTCCGCGTCGTTTTTGATCCAGGCCGGCACAGTCATGGGCACGGTCGGGCTGTAGGTTTCTGTGTTGCTGCGCGCGCCTTCGATCTGGCGGCGCGTGATCATTCGCATATGGCTGACCATCTGCTCGGCCATTTCATTCGCCTGGCGCTGCTTTCGCTCGATGTTGGCCTTGACGGCGCCCTCGGTGTCCGCAGTAATGATGTGAACGTCGACGGTGCGCGTTTGACCGAACCGGTACGAGCGGCGTACGGCCTGGTAGAAGTCTTCGAACGAATCGTTCATGCCGGCGAACACCATCGTGCTGCAGTGCTGCCAGTTCATACCCGCACCACAGATCGACGGCTTGCTGACCAATACGCGCGCTTCGCCGTGCGTGAACGCCATGACGTTCTTCGTTTTCTGCTCGATAGTCATGGAGCCAGTGACTTCGACGGCGCCGGGAATCTCCATAGCCAGTGCGCTCGATTCGTCGTTCAGGTGGCACCAAACGATGACCGGGCCAGTTGCCTCGTTGGCGATTTGCGCCGCCAGGACGACGCGATCGGCCATGCTGTTGCGCTTCGCTTCGCGCCGCTCGGAGAGGCTCTGCGCCACCACGGCGAACAGTTGGCCCTCCAGCAGTTGGCCGCCTTCGACGACGTGTTCGATGACGTTCAGCGGCGGCAGGATGTAGCGCGAACCATCAAAACCCAGGTCGGACGGGTTCCGGATGCAGATTGCCCACGTGCTCATCCACTCCCAAAAGCGCGTCTTGCCGTGGCCTTTCAGGCGCCATTTCGACGTGTCGCCGCCATCGTGGGTGAAGAACGTCGCCAGCATTTCCTGTGCGTTCATCACGCCGAGGAATTCCGACTGGTTGCCCAGCTCGATGTAGTCATTCGGGCTCGGCGTGGCCGTGCATGACAGCTTGTATGGCGTATTGCGGAACGAATCCGTGATCTCCGCGCGCATCTTGCTGGTGTGGTTTTTCAGGATCGAGGATTCATCCAGTACCACGCCGGCGAATGCGTCGAGATCGAAGTGCTGCAGCATCTCGTAGTTCGTGATCGTGATCCCTGCTTGCACTTCGTCGTCCGAGCGGCAATAGCGAACCGTGATGCCGAACTTGCTAGCTTCCTCGACGGTCTGCTGCGCCACGCACAGCGGCGCCGCGATGATGACGTTGCCGCCCGTGTGCTCGCACACCTTCTGAGCCCATGTCGCCTGGCACAGCGTTTTCCCGAGGCCAGTATCGAGGAACAGCGCGGCGCGACCGCGCTTCAATGCCCACTTCACGCATGCCGCCTGGAAGTCGAACATAGGGCCAGCCTGGATATCGCAATCGAATCCAGTCGGGATGTCGGCCACGAGCTTGCTCTTGATGAATTCCTCGTACTCGCGGATTGCAAAACTGATGTTCATGCTGCCTCCGCTACGGTTTGGGCCTGCTTGCCCTGGGTGGTCAGGAAGTACTCGCCATCAGGACCGGCCGCCCATAGCTTCAGGTAGTTGTTCTCGACGTAGTTCCTGAACGTCTTACGCCAGTCCGCCTGCAGGTTCGCCTCCTTCACGCCACCGGCACCGAAGCGTCGGCAGAACTCGACCCAGGCCAGGGCGACAAAATCGTCGGGCAGCTTGGCGTTACGCGTGTAGTTCCACAGCGGCTCGTAGTCCCGCATGGGACGTATGTCGTTCGCCTTGCAGTCAGCAAGGAAAGTCTTCAGGGCGATGCGTCGGGCCTTGGTTTTGCCGTCAGGTTTGGCGACCACGGTGAGCCCCCCAACGGGGGGTTTGGGGGGTTCTTCTTTGGTTATTGGTTCTTGGTTATTGGTTGGGACCTGATCCGCATCTGATTTCAGATCAGACTTTGATTCTGTTTTCACATCTGACTTCGTATCTGATTTCAGATCCTTATTTGATCCATCATCCGCGTGCTTAGAACTCCAGCGTGCTTTGTTGGCGGACTTCGCGCGCTCCGCTTTGGCCTTGTAGACCTCGATCTCACGTTCGCAACGTGAGCTGGTGTGACCGGCTTCTGATTTCACAAAGAATTCAGACAGCACATCGCAGACCTCTTGCATGTGATCGCGCATGCCGATGAGGCGAGCCACCTTCGCGGGATCGGCCGGAAGGGGCGCCTCGGTCGTGTAGTACAGGTCGAGCATGCGGCGATAGGCCAGGTCTTCCATAAGGCTCAGGTGGCGCGTATGGGCCGCGTAATCGCCCAAATGGAAGGGGTAAAAATTCACGGCTAGCTCCTCTGCTGCGTGGAGCGCAGATCGTTGGAAATCATGTCGGCCTGACGCACGATGTCGGCGCGGCGGTCGGCAACTTGTGCTTCGTTCAGGCGGTCGCATTCGCGCTGCGCTGTTAATTCGTTCGTCGCGCAGCCGGCCAGGGTGAACACTTGCGGAGCACCTGGCGTGGGGTAGCCGACGAGGTAATGACCGCTCTCGGTCGGGCCTTTGACTTCGTAGATCAGCATGATTCGCTCTCGGCGGCCTTCAGCAGATCCATCTGGCGCGGATCGCCCTTGTCGATGACGTAGACGATCGAGCCGCCGGCGGGCCACGGGTCGTCGCAATCGATGCTGCCGGCGGCGACGGCGATTGCGGACGCCTGCTGGCATACGGCATTGCGCTGGCCAATGAACATGCACCCTTGGCAGTCGGCGTACACAGGAGCCTTGACGGCCTTGAATCGCACCGTCGTGGGATCGATGGGCTCGGCGGTTTCGCCTGCCCAATTCGGGCTGAGGACGTTCGTGGTCATGGCAGGAGGCCTTTCGCGCGCAGGATCGCGTGAGTGCGCTCGCGTGCATAGTCGAAGAGGCGCTGCAGGTCGTCCATCGACATGCCGGCTGGTCGCGGCGCGCGGCCATCGAGAACGTCATGGCAGGAGGAGCAGCCGATGCATGCCTCGGTGTCGGGAGCCTTCAGGCCCATGCCCTTGCCGTCGGCAAGCCGGTTGGAGTGGCACAGGACGGTCGTGGTAGGGTCGCCGTTGCACACGCCGAGAATCTGCAACTGGCATTCCTGGCCGCGTGCGGCGCGGCGGATCGGCGTCATCTTCGGGCCGCGCGATTTGAGGCTGTAGACATTCTTGGTGACTTGCTCTTTGCTGCGATGCTTACGCAGAAAGCCGGTACGCTTCAGCGGCGTCTTCTGCTTCAGCGTGGAGAAGCGCTTCAGTCCGAGGTCACTCATGGCATGCCCCGCACCAGGACGATACGGCGTTGCGCTTGCGTGAAGCGCTCGAAGTGGCCAGGTCGGTGATGCATGGTGCCTCCTACGGGCGTTAGGGGATGGCGCCGCGGCTGTGGCGCCATCGGTGCTCGATCAAATGATTGCGGGTTCTGCTGCGATGCGACCGAAGAAGTACGCCAGCACGTCCCAGGCCGCCGGGATCGTCGCGTTGTGCCGATCTGCGATGAAGTAGCTGCGACGAGGTGAACGGCTTACGCCAGCTTCTGGACGGAGCATCCTCCAGCTGATTACGCCATCGGCGGTCAGCCCAGATAGAATTGCCAGGACCTGGCGGTTCGACAGGCCGACCGCCTCGCGGATCCGGTTTGCCGTGATGCCCTGGCTCGTCCTGATCATTTGCAGCACTTCGTTCCTGCTGTCGGAACGGCATTCGTTCGTCATGGCTTGCCTCCAGTGAGCCGGTCAACGGCTGCGCGCAGGTTTCGCTTTGCTTCCCCGTGCTTGCGGTTGGCCGAATTCTTCTCGCCTTCCGAAGCTCCCATCGCGGATTTCTCCGTCTCTCGCCACGCGATCGCGCAGTGAATTACACGTTGTTCAGGTGTCGACATAGTTGGCGTCTCCGGCTCCATAGATCCCCTGATACGTTTTGATTTGTTGGGCCCACTCGATGGCAGGCCGTCTTTTTTGTTACGCGTTTGCTGCCGCCTGTGCGCTTGCGCGCCCGCTAGCCAGTCCATGTGTAGTGAGCGCCGTCAAACCCGAAGGCGCACCGGCGCGACGCCGTAATTCACCCGTGAATGCGCAGCTGGCAAGGACCACTTCAGGCCTACGTTGGTACTTTTCTTCTGATCGGCCGCGCTGGTAGACTTCACCTGCTTGGTCCAATCGTTCAGCAGAGCCCGAAGGATCCTGCTATGTTTCACATCCGCTATGACGCATGCCTCACTGAACTCCAGAAACTCACTGGCGCTCACATACGCCTTCACGGGAAGGTCTTTCTGCTCTTTCATCACTACTCCTATAAAGCGGTGCTACAAGGATGGGTGACTACTACTGCTTGGCATTACTGGTGCTGCTGATCCTATGAACCGTGCTACAGGATTTAGAAAACTGCTTTAAAGAGGCTGGATGACTGATCAGCCCAGCGAGCGTCG